CGTTGGGGGTGCTTGGGTGAATGTAAGGGTTGTACCAACTACAGAGTAGGTATCAGGAGACTGAAGTACGCCACTAACCGCCACCAGTACCGAGGCAGTATTGGCGGGGGCAACAGACATGGTAAATGTAGTTCCACCATTACCACTAAATAGGTCTGTTAAGAAAGCCGACTGGTATGGTTGGTTGCCGATGTACATAGTTTTATCCTACGATTGCTTTGACTTCGTCTTGTGTAAGTCCTAGAGCAGTTAACTTTGCTAGTGCAGATACTTTAGCGTTTGCTTGTGCAGTCTGTTCTGCGGTATATGCGTTTTGTAATTCTGTTAGTTTTGCTTCTACTGTTTCAGGAACAATCGTAACTTCGTCATTATTTTGGTCTAAACAAATTAATGAGTGTGCGTCATTACCGCTAATAATAACTACGTTTGAATATACGGCTCTTACTGCTTCATGAATTGTTGGTTGCATTATCTAATCTCCATAGCAGTAATAGTTGAAGAAGTGGCAACGCCACCATCAGTACCGCCAATAATAAGTGTTGAAGAATTTGTTTTGAAATAAACTTGATACGTTATAGAAGAAGTGCTAGATGGACTATCTAAATACATCATAGAAGATGGCCCTTGTTGAGTAAATGAATTTAACATAAACCCTCTTGTTGTTGGTGCTATATCAGAGCCATTTCTGTAAAAAGTTGTTGCCCCAGAAGCTGAACTACTAAGCGTATATATTGTTCCAAAATTTGCAAATAATAAAATTTTGCTTGAAGTAAAATTTGGGGTAATACTTAAACTTAAATTAGTAACCGCACCATAAGAGGATGATGTTGTTGATGTTGAGTTTTGAGTTACAGCCTGTACAACTTGAATTACACTTCCTGTCGGCATATTAATAGCAGACAGAATCTGGCTTTGACTCAAGCCTGTATTATCAATCGTGCTTAGTGGCATCTTCTACCTCTTTTTGTTGTTCTTGCACTTCTCTAGTAATAGCATCTATGAGTTGTCTAACTTCCCTGTGAGGTTGGTTATCTAGATACTGCATGAGTCCGTTGAATACCTGTGCTGAGAGTTTGATTTCGTTCATTATGTTCCTGAAGTAGATGCCAACAAATAATAGGTTGTACCGTTTATAGATACTTGTATTTTGTTTGTGACAGTATTTGTTGAGGAAGTTGATGTACCGAGAAACACAGTACCAGGGCTAGGAGCAATAACCTGAGTTATTAAGCTTGTGTACTCAACCCAGATATTATTAGTGCCTGTTGGCGGAGCAGAGGCAAACGTAATTGTGTTACCAGATACTGTATAGGCTGATCCAGGATTCTGATCTACATTAGCTACATTAACAATCATCTGGTATGTGGACGCAACTGGGCGAGACAGCGTAAACGCAGTCGTACTTGCATTACCGCTGAAGAAATCTACCTGCGGTGTAAACCCTTGGTTTTGAACGGTGTTGCCAACGTAACTCATATTATGAAATTTGTAAAACTGACAGTATCACATCTGCGGATGCCGCAGTACCCATAATTGCTTGAACTGAATCGTTTGTATTTAACACCAACTTACCGTCCCCGCCAAACAGTGCCAATGCACCGCCTACTGGAACAGTCGCAGATGAAACAATGTAAAAACTTGTGTTACTTGTAATCGTTGTGCTTGATATGGTCTGAGCAGAAGACATGGTATATGTTCCTACTCCGCCAATCGCATAAAAACTGTAGTTACCAGATGCCTGGCCTGTAAAGGCGTTAGACAATGTAACTGAGTTTGTCGCTGAATTGATTGCCAATACTGTTGTGGCTGAAGGTAAATTCGTACCAGAGACAAGTTGACCAATCGCTACGTTAGTCACGTTAGCCAATGTCACCGTAGTAGCTCCTGAAGCTCCACCACTTGAGAACGCAATGGTTGCTGATGCTGTTCCGGTTGATGTTAACTGGTTAACAATCGTCACCGTACCTGATATACCTGTACCTGTAATCACTTGATTAGGTACGATTAAACCGCTAGATACAGCCGTAATGGTCAGTGTTGTAGATGATCCGCTTGTCGCACCTGTTGCTGTAAACGATGAATTAACATACAAAGAAGCCGTAATCGGGCTAGTTGTAGTATTACAAATCGTTGCTCCAATCACAGTTGTTTGCGTTGCAGGCGATGCTGTAACTAAAGTTACCGCACTGGTTCCCACATTCTTTTGGACGTATCTCGTAAAAGTATTGCTCATGTTTTATCCCAATGCGATTGCTAAAGCGACTGCCGTTCCAGCCGGATCTACTTGAAGATTTGATTGTGCCCCAGATACCGTTGAAGCGCCAGTGCCTCCGTTGGCTACTGCAACTATTCCTGTCACATTACCTGCTGTTGCGGCATTTAAGTTTGCTACCTGAGTTGTGCTTGAAACTACAAAAGGTGCTGTACCAGTAGCAACTGTGTTGGTCAATTGACCAGTCATGCTTAGAGTGTTTAAGCCTGATATAGCCCCTCCACCCATCGCTATTCCTGCTGTACCCCAAGTCACAGCCCCACTTGGACCCGCTCCTGGTACAAACTGGTAACCAGACCAACTACCTGCAACCGAGCCATTGTTCTCGCAGAATATAAATCCTGCCATTCCAGGAACAATTACTATGATTGGAGTTAAAGATCCATCTTGTAGAGTTACATTACCTGTAGAGTCATTATCAATGATGTAACCCTGACCAAGCGCTACAGTGTTAGCCGCAGGTAAAACTATGGTTTGAGTTGTAGTTCCTACAAATCTTTGATAATAAGTACTGGCTACAGTAAGTGTTGTTGTCCCTGCGGCAGTTGTTGTGCTTGTCCATCCAGGTGTAAAGCTATTGGCCGTTACGTTTGAGTTGGAGTCTCTAACAACAATACCATTTGCACTGTTTGTATTGGTTCCTAAAGCAGACTGTACGCCAGATCCAAAAGATGTTATTCCAGTTCCACCGTTTGCTATTGCCAGTGTTCCTGCTACCGTAATCGCGCCAGATGTAGCGCTAGAAGGTGTAAGACCAGTCGTTCCGAAGCTGATTGTCGTTACAGCAGAACTAGATAACGTAGACCACTGAGGAGCTGTGCCTCCTGGATTAACCGTTAAAACCTGTCCAGCACTACCAATCGGTAACGGTACAAAAGCACTTGTTGCGGCGCCGTATACCAACGCACCTGTTGCAAGCGTTGTAAGCCCCGTACCACCGCTTGATACGCCTAAATTCTGTGTCCACTGGGGTGCTGAGCCAGACGAAGTTAAGATATATCCAGCTCCACCAATACCCAGTCTTGTGCCTGCACCGCTTGCTCCACCGTACAGCAGATCTCCAGCAGTTGTTAGGGGTGATAGGTTATTAAACGCTGTACTGGCCGTTGTAGCCCCTGTACCGCCGCTTGTAATTGGTAAAGCCGTACCAGATAAGCTCAGCGTAAACGTGCCAGAACTTGTGATTGATGATGGGCTGACCGACAAGAATGACGGCACAACCATACCAATTGACGTTACGGTTCCTGAAGATCCGTTAGAGGCCGAAGTAATCTGTCCTTGAGCATTAACAGTAATGTTGGCGTTTGTATAACTACCAGCAGATACCGCTGTATTTGCTAATGAGATTGTTCCTGTAGACGTGATAGGACCGCCTGTCAGGCCAGTTCCAGTTGCTATCGATGTAACACCACCACCTACCGAAATAGAGCCCCATGCGCCGTTTGCATAGCCCTCAAACACCGCTAAATCAGTGTTATATCGGAAAGCTCCGTTAGATCCTGAACGCTGTGCGGTTGTTCCTTTTGGAACTGTTATGGCCGCTGTACCAGGAATAACTGGGTTAGACGCCAACGCAATCGTTGGATTACCAGTTGATCCATCTGCATTTGTTACCGTAGTCTGGTTAGATGTGCCTGCAATAGACAACACATTAATTGATCCACCAGTTACGCCTACTAATCCAGTTGAAGCAGATAAAGACTGAAAGTTATTTAGGAAAGTTCCAAGGCTAATCGTAGGATTACCAGATACGCCGTTTGCATTACTAACGCTTAAACCTGTGCCTGTAGCGATTGAAATCGATGCAAGCGTGTTAATGTCTGTCTTGACCTGAATGCCTGTGCTAGACGTGTCTAAGCTTTGCGCGGCACCTGTCAGATTGATCTGAAGCGTTCCCTGGGCTCCGTTGTCCGTCAAAGACAATCCAGAACCAGTTGCCAAGTAACGTGAATTAGCAAGGGAGTTTTGCTGACCAACAGTCAAAAACGTCTGTGTTTGCGTCGGTTGAGTTGCAATATTACCGGTCGTCGTCTGAACTGTTACGCCGTTTTGAACAATAGGTACAAGTTCAGATCCAGTTATGGCACCTGCTTGTGGGAGTTGGGTGATGGTTATATTTGCCATTTATTGCCCTGGTGATGGACTCAAAGTATCTAGATTTCCGTTGTTTTGAGGTGTCTGAGTATTTTGTTCTGGTGACAAATCTAACTGGTTGTTTCCAGTTGTAATTATCGCATCAGGCTGTACTGCAACGTCAACATCCGGCCTAGGAAATCTTAAATTAATACGCTCTGTCTTGCGTGCAGGTAAACGGTACGGATCTTTTTCATCCGCACAATTTTGCTGGCATACACGCAGGCCAGGGAAATTGGGATCAGGCATCTGCTCGACAATCGGTCTTTTCATTTTGCATCTGTCGCAAATGAAAATTGCAATTACTGCATTGCCTTCGGTGTTGAGGAAGCGTGGCATGCTTACCTCGTGTATACGCTAATATTCGGTGCAAAAAAGATCGGCGATTTGTCGCGCTCTTCTTGCTCTGCCATGATGAAATACTTTTCTGCTTGAGCTTCTAAATACTGGATCCTAGCTAAATCAATACCAGGCAACTCCTGGCTCATCTGGTGAGCTAGCATGTTTTGTATGGCCATCAACCAGCGATCTGGAATAGCCAAAGAATTAGTCAAAGATCCAACGTCTTGTATCTGGCTGGAGTACCAGACCGTCATTTGATAAAACGCGCTCTGTGGAGTTGGCCACAAAGTTATCGTTGCATTGGGTATCGTGCGGTTTAACCAGAACTGGAACGGTTGATTGGCCGTAAAATTCTTGTTGGGTAAATTTGTGTAGTCATCGCGATTCAATCGCGCCATGGTGATCTCAGTTGAGTTAACACCTAAGTACCACTCACGTAGTGCCAAAGTTGTACCGCCAGACGCTTGGATGCGGTAGTACTGAACAATCGCCCCTGGATCTATGTCCTGCCATATCCACTGGCCATCGGTAACGGTAACGTTTGTGGCCGTATACAGAGTCTGCCAGTTAGTTCCGTCTATGGATGACTGAAAGCTGTAACTCCATGTTGCAGTACCAAAGCTGGCCACATAAGGCATGATGCCGATTGAACCAATGTACTGTGAGTTGTTTGTGCCGTAAGTTACTTGAAAGTAACCGTTAGACGATGTCTGCTGAGCGTATGTGCTGACGTTGTCATC